TACACCACGATGTAGTACACCACGATGTAGTACACCACGATGTAGTACACCACGATGTAGTACACCACGATGTAGTACACCACGATGTAGTACACTCAGTTGTTGGTATTAATATTAGTCATTGATATCAGTTACTAACTATCAATCATCTATCATTCATTTTATTATTAGGGGCCCCTATACCCCTTTTTGATTATTATTATTAAAATTCAATGAAGGTCAAGTGAAAATATATAGCTAATTTGGCAATCCAGCATTACTGGGTTCCAATCGCTGAAAATATTTAGCTAATTTGGCATTCCAGCATTACTAGTTCAATCCAGCCTTATTTTCAACCCGGACTCATTTTATTGTTTACAAAGTTAACAAACTATGATATAATATATGTATACGATTAAAAAAGGATTTAAACGACTATGCAAGACATAAATTGGGATCTGGTACAATTTAAATATGAATTTTTGGGGTTTTCCCTAGCAGATTTAGCCAATGAACACAATATTTCGACTGCTGTTTTAAACTATAATGCAAAAGGCTGGAAACAAATTTCCCTGGACCAGGACGATCTAACATCTCTGGATGAAATTGCATCCCTAGATGACGTCCTAAATAAGTTAGGTAAGCAGACAATAAGTCAAACTCAAGCTTTTTCAATCATCAAGCAAAAATTCCTCGGTCCTAAATTCATAGAATTAGAAACCATACTCCTTCATAAAGCTGTTTCCGTTGCTTCTAGCCTCGGTGAAAAAGATGCAAGATCAGCAAGTATATTAAATAATTTAGTTAATGTGCTAACAAACTTAATAAGCCAAAATCCATTACTGAAATCCGGCGATACTGAAGAAGGGGACGGCGATAAACTTTGGGTAGTTAAAGTTATTGGTGCAGACGGAGAAGAGAAAAAAGAGGAGGGAGGGAATAGTGCCAAAAAAGAAACGCAGTAAAAAGACACGAGCAGAGTTACTAAGGAAGGATGCAAAGGCTGGAAAGTTAGTGTATTCCGAGGCATATTTAGAGTTGGACGCTAACCTTGAGAAAGAGAAGTCGGCGTGGAAAAAGAAAAATCCAAAGGATAGATTTTCGTGGGGAAAACTATTAAAGTCAAAGAGGACAAAAAAGAAATAATGCCAAAAAGAAACGCAGTAAAAAGACTAAAGTTCCTGGGTATGGTGATATTCTTAGGGATTACGTAGACTACAAGAAAACTAAGAAGCGGAAGAAGGCGGCTGCGGCTGCAAAGAAAAAGCGTATCAATAATCCAAAAACTGAGATATATCCTGGAGTTAAGATTAAGAGAAAGAAAAAGAAGGTTAAAAAATAGGGAGGGAACATTGAAAATGGCAAAGCGAACACGAGTTGAATTAGGAGACGAGGTTATTGATCCTGTTACGAAGATCAAAGGGATTGCATATGTCAGGTCTACATATCTTCAAGGATGTGACAGAATTGGCCTTCAACAGGCCACAATCATAGTAAAGGACAAGGTTGCCGAAGTCCCTGATCTATTTCATGTTGATGAACCACAACTCAGCATTGTAAAACGAGGCAAGATAAAACGTCAAGCTGATGGAACACCTGGTGGCCCATCATTTTATGGAAAAGATACGAGGCGATAATACCCAATGGCCTTAGAAATACAAGTACCAGAAAAACTGAGTCCATTTATAACCAAATCTAAGCGATATAAAATTGCTTTTGGTGGTAGAGGTGGTGCTAAATCAATGACTTTTTCTGGTATGCTTGCTCAAAAATCCCAAGTTGAAGGAGCATTAGTAGGCTGTTTACGTGAGTACCAAAATTCAATTGAAGAAAGTGTTTTTGCATTACTTAAATCGGAGATTAAAAGACTTAAAATCCCTGGTTTTAAAAACTACAATAATAAAATTGAGCATAAAAGTGGCGGTGGTTTTCGTTTCAGAGGACTAGCTCGGTCTATTGAAGCCATTAAATCAATGTTTGGCTTCAAGTACTTTTGGTTGGAAGAGGGTCAGTTTATCTCGAAAAGCAGCTTGCAGATTCTCACTCCTACCCTCCGGGAAGAGAATTCTGAGTTGTGGATATCGGCCAATCCAATGAGTAAAGCTGACCCCTTCTCCCAAAGATTTATTGTTCCATATCAAAAAGAACTGGATAAGCATGGATTTTATGAAGATGACTTACATTATATTGTAAAAATCAATTACAATGATAATCCATGGTTTCCACCCGAACTTGAAGCTGAAAGACAAAATGACTTCCTTACTCTCCCAAGAGCTCTTTATGACCATATTTGGGAAGGCGCTTACAATGATTCAGTAGAGAATGCTTTAATAAGTGCCACTTGGTTTGATGCTTGCGTTGATGCTCATTTAAAATTAGGTTTCAGTCCCCTTGGTATACGAATGTCTTCTCATGATCCTTCAGATGAAGGAGTTGATGAGAAAGGCTATGCTTTTAGGCATGGTTCTGTTGTTTTGCAAGTTGAAGAAATGGTGACAGGGGATATTAATGAAGGGTGTGATTGGGCGACCGGCCTTGCTATACAGAACCAATCGGACGGGTTTGTGTGGGATTGTGATGGGGTGGGAATCGGCTTGAATAGACAGGTTAGTGAAGCATTTGGTGGTAAGCCTGTGAGGTTAGAACAGTATAAAGGGTCACAGAAACCCGAGTATCCCGATGTAGTTTATGAGCCAATAAATGTTGAGAGAATAAATATATCCTCTGTACAAAACCAAAAGAAGAATAAAGAGGTCTTTAAGAATTTAAGGGTTCAGATGTACTTTGGGCTTAGGAATAGAATTTTCCGAACCTTCGAGGCGGTAACTAAGGGGGTATATCATGATCCGGAAACTCTAATATCTTTTTCTTCTGATATAAAAGAACTCCTAAAACTCAGATCAGAATTATGTAGGTTGCCCGTGAAACCCAATTCAAACGGAATGCTAGACTTATATCCTAAAGAAGTCATGAAACAGAAGTTTAAAATTGATTCCCCAAATTTAGCTGATTCTGTTAAAATGCTGTGGAAAGTTCCAAAAATGGTAAACATAGGAAAAGCAAAGCGACCTGCACCAATTACAGTTATTGGTTCAACATATAAGGATCAAAAACAAAGGAATTATAGAAGACATGCCTCTTGATTTAACACAATTAAAAAGAATGCACGATAAAGCCTTTTTAGCTAATCAAATCCCAAGAGAAAGATCTTCAAATGATTTTATATTCTATTGGGTGACGCAATGGGATGATGATGTTCTTCAGTCTTCTCAATTGGGGTATCGTGGTGAATTTAACATACTGCGAAAAGCTGGTAGACAAATTCAATCTGACTTAGCTTCAAACCCTGTTCAGGTAGACTTTGTGCCTGTAAATGAAACACGAACCGATTCAGCGGAACTTGCAGATGGGTTATATAGGGCAGGACTTCAGAAGAATACTTCTATAGAAGCATTTGAAAATGCTGAGACAGAAAATATTGTTGGTGGTGTTGGTGCTTGGCTGCTATACACAAAATACGAAAGCAAAGACATTGACAATGATAAACAAATTATTGTTCGTAAGCCAATTTTTGAAGCTAATAATACTGTATTTTGGGACCCAAGTTCAAAACTTTTAGATAAATCAGATGCAATATACTGTTCTGTTTTGACAGCTTATGCAGAAGAAGGCTACAAAAAATTAGTAAAAGACCTTACCGGAGAAGAAATTGATAATATAGATGCTGGTTCTTTTAAGCATCCTGAGCATTCTTATACTTTTCCATGGTTAGGTGGGAGCGGCAAACAAATCTATATAACAAGCTTTTACCATACTGAAGAAGTCAGTGATACCGTCCTCACACTGGAAGACCCATTTGGTCAAACTGAAACAATGTACAAATCTGGTTCAGAAGATAAAATGAATGACTTGTTAGACAGTGGTTGTTTAGTAGTATCTGAAAGAGAAATAAAAAGAAACGTTGTAACCAAATATATAGCTTCTGGCGCTAAAATACTTAAAGAGGAAAAAATAGCAGGGCAATATATCCCAGTTATTCCGTGCTATGGAGAACATGCTGTTGTTGAAGGAGAAGAATACTGGGAAGGTATAACAAGATTAGCAAAAGACCCACAACGTTTGAGGAATTTTGCATTTTCCTATATGGGTGATATATTATCAAGATCTCCCAGGCAAAAACCAATTTATTGGCCAGAACAAATTCAGGGTTTTGAGGATATGTATTCAGAAAGTGGAATAGATAATGCATATCCATACTTACTTATGAATAGAAAGACAGCAGATGGTGAAGAATTACCACCTCAAGCATTGGGTGTTACGCCTGAACAACTAATGCCTTCTGCTCTTCCTTTGGTATTGTCTCAAACCAGAGAAGCGGTTACTGATGTAGCTAACCCAGGAGTTCCTGATAAAGTTGCTGAACCGGACATTTCAGGTAAAGCTGTTCAAAAACTTGAAGCTAGAATTGAACGTCAATCAATGAGATTCCAAACTCATATGAA